AGCCGTGACTGAACTACATCGTAGTACCCCGTGTTCCCGGCAGTCAGCGCAGAACGGTTAGCCCCTGTCGCATCACCAGTCACGATGAGCGATGCCTTCGGATATTTGGCAATTATCGAATCACAGAGCTGATAGATGTCGCTGTTGCGAAGAGCGAACTCACCAATCACATTGATGCATCCCCCTACGTGCTGTACTGCGATGCACGTAATCGGGACCACGTTGAAGTCAAAGCTAAGATAGATATGCTGATGCGGTTCGAACTCCACATCATGCACGTGCTTGTCCACATCGAAAGCATAAGCGAAAGGATTGTTAGCGAGGTCAACATCCTCTGCAAGTATCTCGCACCGGAAAGTCAACTCATCGAGCTGATCACGCAGGTGATCGACCTCTTCGTGGTTGATGTGCGGATTGTCATAAGTTGACAAGTTGAAACTTGACCAGCTCGGATCATCTCTGGTAAACAACTCCTTGAAGAATGTCCTCCCGAACTTCGGAGTGCTGAGAATCCACGCATCACCCTTGTAGTCCAACAGCGTAGCCATTATCGTCTGCGTCCATGCCTCCCTGAACTTCTTCGCCTTCTCTGCCTCATCAATCACCACCCTCGCATACTTGCGCCCACGACCAGAGTCAGGCTCGTCCATACTCCAGAAGTCAATGATACCACCAGTGATCAGACGTATCTGCTTCGTCTGCTCGTTCTTGCTCTCGATGATTGGCTTGAGCGTGTACTTGAGTTCAAGCCACACATCGTGCAGGTCCTTATACGTGGGAGCATAGTACGCACACGGCTTGCCATCAAGCGCAACCTGTGGCAACAATTCATTGACCGCAAGCGTGGTCTTCCCCCACCTGCGACCGATCTTCAATACATTGTACCTGCTCGCCTCGCTGATCACTCGCTCCTGCCCTGAGTGCAGACACTTGAGTTTGATCTCGATGTCACTCACGGATGATCCTGATGTTGATAGTACCATCGTCAGTCTTCACCTCCTGCCTGTTCATCTTGGGAGTGATGAACTCCGCAAGCGTAGCCATCATCTTCAGACGATCGTGCGCTGACAACTCAGCGAGGTCTCGCCTCATCGTATACTCGTCATAGGAGTCTAGCAGTCTCTCGATCTTGTCCTTGAGCTTCATCTCTTCTTCTTCACTTTACCCGGCAGCGACTTCATCTGCTTCGGTGTGGTCTTGCGAGCGAACTCCTTCGCCACCTTCGGATTGGTAGCGTAGAGGTAACTCTTCTGGGCTTTTGATTTGAATGGCATATCACAAATATACACACAGAGTCACTCAATCTCACCCTCCTCTCTAAGCACCCTCTCAGCCCATCTCAACGCTGGCTCACCTCCCCATAGCAGATAGCTGATCGTCCCACACGCAGTATCATCGTCAGGATCGTAGTACTCACCTGCACGACTCAAGTACGAGTACATCCGCTTCACGGTCATCGTAGTGATCGGCTCTCGGTTCGCTAACTGCTGCGCTCTCACCTTGCCCACCTGCGTAGCGCATCGGTTGCCCACTTCATCATTCAACCTGATGCCTCGCTCCGCTGCTTCGCTGATCGCTCTCGGATAATCTGTGTATGTCATTTGTTCGATCTGTATTGGTAGTAGTATAGGAACTGATCTATGAATATCTTATCCTTCACCAGCCCACTCTCTGCGAGTCGCACCGCATAGTCATGATCTTCGCCCATGCTGATGTTCTTATAGCCGATCTCCCTCGCTATGCTCGTCATCACAGGATTGAGATGATTCAGAGGTCGAAGATAACGCACTGCTCCATCGTATCGCTCTGGCTTGTCGCTCCACTTCAGTCCTGCACGATGCACGAACTCCATCGGATGCTTTGAGTTAGTCGTGATGATGCCTTTGAATCCAACACCGTACACATCTCGCTTGAGCTGCGACAAGATCAGATCAACGTAGTTGCTGCTGATCATATCATCGTCATCGATGAAGTTCATGTACTTGGTCCTGCACGTTGTGACTGCGTACTGCCTCTTATCTCCGATGCTATGCTCACGGTTGTCCTTGAGTACAATCACCTCCACTGGCTTACAATCCACCTGCGGATCAAGGCGTGTGCGAAGTCGTGCAAGCATCGACTCCCTCCCGGTGATGGTCAGGATGTAGATCGTCCACAACGGCTTCACAGCGGAAAGCCGATCTTCTGTCGTTGATTGAATAGTCGCTGTCCGTGTGTCCATGCCGTTGCTGAGTTCTCACGCTTGTAGGTCTCATCAAGTTGAGACTTGCCAACCGTGTAGTGTCTGTGTTCGATCTCGATGCTCTCGTCAAGGTGATACATCCCATGCTTCTTCGCAGTCTCGGTGAGATCGTTGTCGGCAAACATACTGATGTACTTGGGATGGTAGAGATAGCCGAGTCGCTCGTATGCGCCTCTGTTCATGATCGGAATCGTAAGGATGTCCGAGCGAATGCCATCATGCACCTGCAATACCGCAGGCTCTGGATGCCGAGCAAACCAGTCAAGCAGTAACGAGTCCCATCCCTGAGGCGCAAACATATCATCGCTGACCAAGATCAAGATGTCCTGCCCTGCGATCTTCGCCCCTGCGTTGGATGCCATGACCATGTTGGTCGCTCCGGTGCTGATGATCGTCACCGGCTCATGCCTGAAGATGTGAATGTACTGCGATGCAGTCGGATCGTTGTCGCTGAGTGAGATGATCCACTCATACTCGCAGGCGTTGTCGCTCTTCATCACCCAGTGCTTGTAGCAGTCATGCGCCTGTCGTGGACGCTTGAAGCTCGGATGGACTAAGCTGATGTTCATGCGATGATGACTTGAATCTCCTCTCCGCAGATCGACTGAAGTAGCTTCAGCCCATCCATGCACCTTGATCGTCTGGTGTACGCTTCACCGGAGTCAGCGATGATCCTGCCGTTGCGGGACAGGATCCTCCACCTCCACTGTTTCCGGGCATCTTGGTAGATTATGGCTTTCATTTCGTTTATAGGCTTAGAAAGGTAAATCTGAGTGTCCTACATTAACCGACTGCCGATCGTTCGTCTGAGGGCTTGTATTGGCTTTATAAGGCTCTTTAATCGATATGCTGAGATACTTCTGCCCGGACTTGCTGGTTTTGACCCATGCAGCGAGGTCCTTCGGCTTGCCATCAACCATGCACTTCCCGTTGTAGTCGGGATGATTCTCTGCTGTCTTCTTGTCGTTGGCGAACAGTGCGCCAGTGTTGTCTTTCTGTTCCATTGTGTTGTTGTTTAAGTTTAACTTGTAAACGTAATAATTTATTCCATGCACTCATATAATTTATATAAAATTAATCAAAAATTCATTGTGATGATATGTGATGATAATGTGATGAATTGTGACTATCTAACTAATTGATTTTCTTATTATGTTATAATGTTATGATAAGATTAATATAAATACATAACAAAGAAAGTAAAAATAAATAAATATAATATATAAAAAATATACAGTTTGTATCATAACATTATAGTTAATTTAGAATATCAATTAGTTAGATCATAACATATCATAACATCAACATAACACATCATCACATCTGCCTCGCTTTTGCCCCACATGACCCTCACCGATCCATCGAAGTCGCACATTGACCGGGCATAGACATGACCTCTGGCATCATGTGCATGGATCGCAGCGTCCCAAGTTTGACCGTGTTGGTGTCGTTCAAGCTCCAGAAGTTCCTCAGCCTTGTCAATGGCTTCAGCGAAAGAGAGTAGTTTCTGCGGATGTTCTGACATCATCTTATCACCCCATTCGATCAGTTGTTGGAGTGCTGTCTTCATAATGGTCTGTAATTTTTGTGAATCTCTTTAATAGCTTCCTGTGTAGCAAATTCATATCCTTCACGCTTTGCTTCTTCAATCTGCTCCTTCTCCATTGCTTTGGCTTGGTTAACTAAATCTATTAAATCTACAAAGTGTATTGCTGGGATTTTTAACGAATACATATTGTCTTCCAACCATTCGACTGCTGTCTGTTTTTTCATGGTTTAGGTTGTTTAAGTGATTGGATGATTTCATCACATCTATCAATTAGAAAATCTGTATCAGATAATGATGCTTTAAGTATTGCTTCTCTTACTTGGTATTCTGTATATAGAGTTTCTTGTTTGGGAACACTTTCTAAGAATGTTTTAGATACAGGTGTATCAGCACTTGTTATAGTTTCTTTATGCTCATATAAGCTAAATTGTTTTTTCCTGTCAGCCCAACCTATTTCATAGTTAGTTAAAGCATCATCAATCATTTTTTGTACTTGCTCCTTCTCCATTGCAAGGGCTTGCTCAAAGTCTGATGCTTGAAGTTCTTTTGTCTGGCTTAAGTTCCATAGCCATTCGACTGCTGTCTGTTGTTTCATATCGGTAATAATAAGTTATGTTCAAGGCTGCGGAACGTTTTCAATATAAGTTTCCAGTTTTGTAAATCCATAACCCTTCTTGAAACTAAACATTGTATGTCCGCAAGTTTTATGATGTAAACCAAAAAGCATTGTATCAAATGTTTTATTTTTTAATGAATTTTTAAATGTTTGAATCGAAAACGGGAATGTAATTTTCTTCTTTGCTTCACCTAAAACATTTCCGCAACATCCGCAATAAAACTTGCTGCCTTTTAGAATATCGTTACCATCTGATTTCTCAACAATGATTGTATCTCTCATTTTATCAATTAGAACTTTTTCCATTGCGTTTACAAATTAAATTTAGTGCTGAACACATCACCCCACCGTGAAGTAGACTCCATCTCGGCTTGTTTGCTTGGTTACGTTGCGATTCATAAACTTGAAGGTCTCGACAATCCACTGCATGATGGTCCGGTGCATCGTCTTCTGATGCTCTTGGAATGCTGACCTGATCTGATCGACAATATCTGTGAGCTTGTATTCGACTCCGACCATGACGAACTCCTTTATCCACTGCATGACTTCTTCCGGGACTGTGTTGATGAGCTTCTTGTATCGCAGCGTGTTGTTGGTGCTTGGTAAGAGTCCGACATCAAGGTACTGAGCCACGCAGTACATCATAAAGTTGTCGAATAATTGCCACTGCTTGGCATCCCATCCATCGAAGAGATTGTGCTTGAAGTACTGTACCGGCTTGTAGTCCTTATGGAAGAATCGCTTCAGTTCTATCTCATGCTTGCGTCTCTCTTGCGAGTCACCGTGACCGCTGATGACATAGTTTGAGGTGATCATGACCTTCGGTGCGTCAGCGTAGTCGATGTAGTAGGAGTCCTTATTCTTCTTCTCGATCTCGATTCCATCGGTTATGAGGGAGAATAGTTTCTCAAAGTTAAAGTTTTTCAGCACGTCTTCCCATGCGAGGACCTGAGTCGCGAGTGTGACACGCTGGTAGAGGAATGGCTTGGTCCACGACCATAGCTTGCCATCGAACTTCACGGTGCGCTTGATGTGTGAGATGCCTTGTATGAATATGCCCTTGCCGACACCTCCCTGCGCTGTGTCTGATATGATCTCATCAGTGATGATGACTGCCTTCGGATTGGACTTGTCCTTAAATGAGTGAAGCAGGAAGCCGATGGTATTGCAGATAGAGTCGAAGTTGCGTTTGTTCTCTTCTGTCATCTGATCTCCGGTGCTGATGAGTCTGATGAATTCCCAGTACTCAGAGTATGGTATCTGATCTTTGGTCAGCAGTTCAAAGTCTCTGTCAATGATCTGATCAGCCCAGATGTAGGAGTCCATAGTAGTGGTGTAGTCGCACACTTCGATGTTGTCGGCTGTGACCTTCAGCATACAATTGCGATAGTAGAAGTAGGCTGTGTTAAGATCATCACGATTGAACTTTATCTGATAGTCTTCAAGCCATGCAAGTTTGTCGGGACGAAGAAAGTTCTCATCAAGTCGGTCTTCCAGTTGGTTCTGGATCACGTGCTTGGGCGTGTTGTTGATCGTGACTGGCAGTGAGTCGAAGTGTCTGCGGATGATGTCTTTCATCTCGTCAATCACGATCTCTCTGACCTTGCACCCATCGATCTGCACCATCATCCAAGTCTTGGAGTTGATCTTGTATCGTCTGATGGCATAACGCTCGTATATCTTGCGGAGGGCGGTCTTGTCAACGTGGTACATGATGCCCATCTTCGTCTTGCGCTCATACCAGAAGATATCTGATGCAGGTGCGTTGCTCGCTTCGGTGATGATGTCATCTGCTTGCTGCCCTGTGATCTGGTAGTTAGTGATGAGTTGGCTCTTGATATCTTGCAGTGGGAGTTGTTGTCGCTTCCATTGCTGGACTGCGTAGAGTGGTTCTGCGTCCTTGAAGAATTCAGTCTTGTGTTCGCTCTGGTTGAGATTGTATGCAGACTTAACTGTGCGCTCGATCTCTTCACTGCTGAAGTCTGGTTGTGCGAACTGTTGTAGGTATCGCAATGCTTCAACATAGGTGATGCCATAGCGATTGAGGGCGCAAGCGAACTGATGATTGTAGTTGTTGAGTTCTGCCGGGAACGAGTCGGTCCTGTCGATCCACTTCTGGAGTTTGTCGATGATGCGAGACGAGTTAGTCATCAGCAGTCCTGCTGGTATCTGCGTGAATGATTTGAACGACTCGGTATAGTTCATCTTAAGATACACAGGTGCATCGGGATTAATATAGATGTCCGGGTCCTCTGTATCGTAGCAGGCAGTCGATATGTTCTTGACCTTAATGTCGAAGGTAGGAAGGTTGAAGTGATCCTTCAGTGAGAGGAAGTAGTTGGTGTGATCTTCTATGGATGGAGGAATCCTGACAAGCACCTTATATCCTTTGCCTGATGGTGAGAGGAAGCAGGCGTAGATGTACTCACCTCCTGCACGCAGGATGTTGTCTCGTGTCTCGTTATCGAAGTCAAGGCAGATGAGTCCTGAGTGTTGCTGTATGGATGCGGTGTTCTTGCGTGTAAACATCCCGGAGAAGCAGTATGCAGGTAGCGTTCGCTTGAGTTCATCACGCTGCGCTTTGTCTGTTGTGTTGCGGATGCGCTGTATGAGGTCATGCTGCTTGGGATTGTTCTTAATGCGTTGCAGTGCTGTCTCTATGGTGATGAAGTGACCAGATGATGTCTCTCTCACCGAAGGGAAGATGGTGATCTTGCTCATGTTGTTGTTGTGTGATCACCGCCACTGCCATCCCGGAGGTAGAACAGTGCGAGTGTTGGTGTTGTTGATGCGAAGTACGATGTCGAGGACTGAGGGAGTGCCGTTGATCTGTCTGCACCGCAGGAAGTGCAGGAGCAGAGATTGATTGATGTTGATCATGTTGTTGGTTGGTGTTTAAGAGTTGTTCCAGTCTTGGTGCGTGAGTATCTCATCTAGCAGTCGAGATAGTCTCGCCCACTTGCGCTTGCTCACGAGGTAGTACTCTCGCAGGTGTGGAGGTGCGATGTCGATGCCATCGAGAGCTTCGAAGTAGCGAGACACGCATGAGTTGTATGCGCTCTGTGATGGTCGGACTTTGAGTCCGATGTCATCCCATTGGATTATCAGGTTGTTGAGTGTTGTCATGTTTATTTAAATGAATAGAATATAAATGTAAATTATTTACAAAGTGATAATACCAGCCTATTTCAATACCTAATTTATCAGAAATAAATTTTTGAAGCATACTAAAACAATATTGATCATTACAGAAACCATACCACAAGTCATTAGAACGCATTAGAACACTCATGTTAAGTTTAGCATCTGTAATATTAAACAAGATATTAAGCGTGCAGGGCGTGTCTAATTTATGAATTTTATGATCTTTACCATCATAAATTGTTATACAAGCTCTTCTTGAATCAGGATTTTCTTTTAATTCATTAATAACAAAATCTAATTGGTTTTGTCTTGACCATTGATAACCATAATTTGAATTGACTATATTATCGCCTGAGTGCATTTTATCCCATATTTTTGCATGTAGTTTTATTTGCTCTACACTTCTGTTTTTAGATAAATACCAATCCCATTCTAGTTTAGCATAGTCATGTTTCCATTTTCTCCAATTAGCAGTGATAATATTATCCATTGGATTTAATATGTAAAATCCTTGATTAAGCAGTGCTTTCGTGTCTTGTATGTTTATGCCTTTTTCTTTTATTAAGTAAAAAAAATAGCAAAACGCACTATTTGCATTTTCAAATCTCATATATTTAATCTTTTACAAAAGTGCCATTTTCCATTTTACCTGTTCTTTGTTTTATCTGTTCATAAGCAGAATTTATACAATCCTCTATTTCAATATTATTTATTTGGTCTTGTTTTTGCATTTTACATAATACTGTTAAGTTAGTAAGAACTATGACAATATCACCGATAGCGTCAATAGTTTCTTCTTTATTATTTTTAAGAATTGCTTTTCCTAATTCTCCTGCTTCTTCAATTAATTTTAAGAATTGTGTTTTAGGATCTCCTTTTTCATATATGCCTCTTTCTTGAGCCCATTTTCTTATCAATTCAAAATGAAAATTTTGTTTAGTTTTTGTTAAATGAGCGCATACATCATATATTTTAGGATTTCCAATTTCAGGTAAATTTTCTTTATTTGGAAATTTTGATTCAGCATACCATGTTTTACCATTTCTAG